GCGCCTCTCTCAACCATTGCTTGAGTTGTCTTTGGGTCAGTGCCAAAGATATTTGAGATAATAGATAAGGCTTCATTTTGGCGTGAAACGCTGTACTTTTGGCCAGCCAACTGCGCTCTAAGTTGAGCAATAGGTAGCGCCATTTCTTGCGACTTTTCAACATCTTGGCCAATGGAAGTAGACGCCTTGCCTATGGCCTCTGAAATATTACCTGTTCGCCCAGGGTCAGCCATTGCCCCTGCAACTTTCCACCAGTTAATAGGTTTTGCAGCACGAGATTCTAATGATTGCAGTATTTTGCTAACTGCATCCATATACTCAGTTTGAGCTTGTGGATCTTGCCCTATGCCCAATGGTGCAGCAGGAAGTGCGCCGGTTGCCATAATCTATCCTTTACCTATTAGGGAATAAAATCCGTAGTTGTTTTACTACCTGTAAAGATATTCCCTATACGATCCCATGGAAGACTGCTGATGCCTCCAATAATATTACCTATTGGCGTACTACCGCCGCCGCCGCCGAATGAAGGTGAAGAAGTTGTTAGTGCGGCTAATAGACTACCTAGGCTACTAATCTGTTGCAAAGGCGATGCAGCGTAGGCACCGGGCAATGGGCCTTCATACGTTGAGGACGTTGCAGTAGGCACATTATATCCGCGCAGCAATCCTGAGGCAGCAGTTGCAGTTTGCAATGGGAATAATTGCTGCTGCTGCTGAATTTGTTGCTGCTGGCCACCTAAAGTAGCAAGAGCATTAATATTACCTAAGCCAAGAGCTTGGTTACTTGTTGCAAGATTACCAAGCTGTTGACCTGCAGCTAACTGGTTTGCCACTTGATTTTGCGCAGCTTGTAAAGCTTGTGTATATCCTGTTTGCAATGCTTGTTGCTGCTGAGCTTGTGTAGCTAAGTTAGCGTTATTAATGACTTGGCCTAAAGCACCAGCGCCACGAGAAGAGCCAAACTGCCCGCTACCTACAATACCTGCAGTAGCTTGTGGTGATAGGTTCCTAACAATGTTTTGCTGATTTAAGTCGCCTAATGTATTAACTACATTGTTTGCATAAGGCGTCATCATTTGCTGAGTTAAGTCAGCAACGTTGGTATTGCCTGCAGTTTGGGCTAAATTAGTAGCTGCTTGCAAAGTAGGCTGATAGGCACTACCTGCGTTGGCAACGCTATTAAATGCTTGCTGTTGTAACGCAGTAGGCCCTATGAATTGAGCACCCGCTGCTGCATTTTGCCCTGTTTGTGCAAGGCTACTAAGGTAATCGTTATACCACCCAGGAGTTGTTGTTGTAGATGACTGGGTAGTTTTTACATCAGGTAGCGCACTGCCTTGTGCTAAGTCCATAATTAACCTTTCAAATACTCAAGTGGCGACTTGGCCTTAGGTGGAATGTTTGTATGCGATGCTGCTCGCTTATGTTTACGTATGTTACGGCGCATTTTATCAAGTACTAGTGCACCTGCTTTATTTGAACCATTTCCGAGAGCAGCAACAGTATCGGCATCAAACACATATTCACCATCAGCCAGCATTGCAGGTATACTATCTGATTGCCCATCACCTTTACCTTCAACATAAAAGCCAGTTTTACCAGTAATAAATTCAGGGACATGCGTGTCACCACCTTTAGCGTAATAACGCTTTTGCATTGCTTCTTGGCGCCGTGTCCCTAACCCATCCCAATCTTTTGTCATTGAATCCATCTCATTAGGCTTATACGGGTTATCACGAATCATATTACCAATATCTGTTTCCAAACGATTATACCTAAAGTCACCCGGCATATCCTCAATAGGCTGGTCATAAAATCTAGTAGGGTTTATTACGCTGTCTTGCCCAGACGGAAATTTGCCGGTTTTATACTTATTGTGCTTATCTAGTTTAAAGGCTAATCGCAATGTTTCTAAATCCAATGGGCTTAAATTCTCAATTTGCTCACGTGTTTGCGTGTTTAGATCTTGTCCTGCGCCCCATTCTTCTAATATATCTAGTAAATCAGGCGACATAACTTCACCGCCATCCTTATACCCTGAAATCTGCCGCAACCCTGCTGAGCTCAATGGGTCATATTGTGATACAGGTTTACCAGAAAGCAATGCTCCTGCGTTGCCTGAGTAGGTAGTATCCTGCATGGCGGGCATTGCGCCATAAGTATAATAACTATTGCCTTGCTGTTGGTTACCCATAGCAGGCTTATTTTTATTTAGCAATTGCGCCAATAATTGTGGGTCCACTGCGCCCAACTCAGGAGATAGTTGTTGTAGCTGCATAGGTTGTAATGCTGTATTCTCATTAATAGGCGCGCCGGGCAAAAATGCGGCTTGCCCTTCATTAGGTAATGCACCAAGTTGCTTACCTGCTGCCAAACTAGAAAGCGCACCTGCAATACCTGTAGCTGGGTCAATACCCCCAAGACCTTGGTCGGGGTTGTTACCCAGTATTTGGTTTACGGCGCCTCCAACTTGTGACGCAGTCTTATACGCCTTATAGCCGTTCTTTATATCATCTAGGATTGATGTGCTACCAATCTTAGCATTTTGAGGAAACTGTTGCGTGCCTATCTTTGCAGGACCTTCAGACCCAACTTCATATTTTGGCGCGTTTGGGTTATACGTTCCTGCAATGGCGTCGGCAATAATGTTATCTAACGTATCAGCGCCAAAGTAGCCTGCGCCACCAAGACCTGCAGGTATACCTAATGCATTAAGAGGCGCACCAGTGTAGCCGGCCATAATATGGCCTGCGCCGGCTTCAACGCCGGGAAAATAATTTACGCCCGCATTTGCGGCTGTATTTGCAGACACTTGGCCTGCCTGTAACCCTGCAGTGCTTGAAGTGCCGCCTAAAAAAGAAGGCAAAACTTGAGCATGCTGAAGCACCCCACCTACAGCAGGCAGTAATGCTAGAAATGGGCCGTATTCTTCAAAGAAACTAGGCGCCTTGGCGTATCTGACGGCGTCAAAGTATTGCGCCTGCGGTTGACCTTGGTCGTTGCTTACAGGCGCAAGATTTCCACTTCCATCTGCTTTATAAAGAACGGTTGCATGCGGTACAGCATCACCTCTTTTACCGGCGCCGGACAACGCGCTAGTTACCGAATATAAGTCTTTGCCTTTTTCTTGGAGAAGGTTAAATATCTTGTCCTTATCCAAAACTTTAGAGCCAATACTTCCTAAGCCCCCACCAGCCGGTTTTTGATATTGACTTGGGTTTTCAATGCCTGCAGCTTTAGCAGCGTTAATAAAATCTTGGTCACTTGCACTATGGCCAGTTAATGTTTTAAAACCTGTGCCGCCCATACCTTCAATATTTGACACAATGCCGTAAACACCAGCGCCAGTTAATACTCTAGCCGCATCAGATTTTTCGCCCCAACCTGCGCTATGAAGTTTGTCACGAATATCTGAATTAAAAGACGTTACTTCATTACTGCGATTTTTTCCATACCTAAACTGCTGATCAATAATAGATTGATTAAGCGTTGGAAATTGACTATTACTACTTGATGAAGACTGCGACAACGGCGCAGCTTGCTGCTGCTGTTCTTGTTGGCGAGGTTGCTCTTGTGGTTGTTGAATTGGCGTAGGCGTAGGACGCAACGAAGATTCAGCCGAATTAAATGCATCGGTTAAATCCCTAAAATTAATTCCTAAAGCATCACCCGCACCACTACCGTCGTTATAAACGGTGTATGTTTTACCATTGGAAAACTTAACGTCCATAGGTGCGCCCTGATTCGACACGCGAATCTTGGCAACAGCATTAATAAGATCTTTTTCGAGTTGTGCTTTAGTAGCCATTTAGTTGCTCAAATTAGTAGTTTAGCCGCACAGGTGTAATAGACATAATACCAACTAGTGCAGATGCCCAATCTTGCCATGACGTAAAATTTCTAGGATCAGGTACACCCGATTCAACAAAATACCCAATGCCTTGCATGCCGGAAGCCCAGTCACGCCACTTATCTTCAGGTACAGTGCCTAACTGATTAGAGGCAAACAGCTCTGCCATCAATGCGCACCACTGATCCCATGTCATATTGCGTGGGTCATACGTAACCATTATGGATTACCTGTACTACGTTCATCACCAAGATCTACGCTTAATAATAAGCAACCTTGTTGATAGGTACCATTGAAAGTATTACTTGTAAAACGTAATCGCATTTCACGGCGTTGCTCACGCATATCTATTTTTAAGGTAGTTGAGTCAAACGTGTAAGGGTCAGAGGGCTGATCTGTATCATCCGCGTAGCCTTTACCTGTTACTACAACACTCATTTCACCTTGCTGCACAAAGTCCGGCTCAATACGCTCTAATCTAATATACCTATTCTCACCTACTGGTGCTTTTACACCGGGGCCACCATTAACCCAACCAAGGCTATTAGTTTCAAAATAGGATTCTACGGCGTTAACGTTAGTTAGATATACCTCATTGACACCAGTCTCATGCTGCCATAGCGCATACTTACCTGCGGAGTCAGCCGTGTTACCTGCCCAAATAGGATTCCTAAATACTTCTGAAAACGTACCGGCTGAGCGACGAGCACCTAAAGCTTGCCCAGCGTCATACCATACTTTATCACGCACGTTTAAAATAACAGCATCGGTACATTCAGTGGCATCGCCTTTAGGGTAGAACCACCAGATCTCACCCCAACGTGGGATTTTTGCAGCCCATACTTTTTGTCGTTGCGCGTAGTTTAGATTATCAAAAAAGTAGTTAATATTGACATCATTCACAATTTCTTGAACAACACCATTATAAGCCAAGAAGCGGTCAACGCCACACCAGTAAATAATGCCATCATACTCAATAACTGATTGAGAAGATAGTATAGAAGACTGCCCAGAAATTGTATCGTAGCGCCAATATAAAGTCTCAGCGCCTACTGTTTGTGGCGCGTAAGTTACACGAATCAAAGAGTCTAAAGACCAGAATAAGCCGGCAGGTGATGTAGTACCACCTCGCAATGCCATGCCTTTAACTATCTTTGTGGCTGATACGTTATTACTATTGGAGTCGGCGCTTACCCAGTTTGTAAAGTCACCTGCTGCGCAATTTTGTAAAAGGCCATTATTGCCATACACAAACATGTATGGGTAAAGCATAACTGCGCCACCAGATACCGAGATGTTATTATCAAACTTAATGCTTACGCCTGATTGTACAGTCATTGCTGGGCCAGTTGTTGTAACTGTAGTTGTGCTACCCGCAACTACAACATTACTAACTGTCACGCCTGCAGGTATATACGTTGTAGCAGTAACGGTCTGGCCTATGCCAATTCTAAAATCTGCTACAGCAATAACAATCGTTGTGCCTGCAGTGATATCGCCTGTAAGAGTAAATGTGCCGACCGCGCTTAACGCACCACCGGGGAAAGTACCGGTTAGCACAGGCGTATTGATCTCATTATCAATATGTGGTAAGTTTCTGCCCGGGTGGGCAATCAACTGCAACGTGTCTGTGCCATTGGCGTCAAAGCCAATATCAAACTGCCATAGATTTTCAGTGCTAGCAGTAAAATTATTGAGAGTTATATTGGTAGGCCCCGAGCCTACGCCATCATCGTCATCAACCTGCCACTGCTGTAAATAACTTGCAGATCCAGAGTAGACGTAGTTAATACCATTCTGTGATTGCATAATCATGCCACGGCTAATCTCAGCGGCGTTAAGAAAGATACCGCGATAGCCACCTATTTTACGAGCACGACCACGTTGCCAACGTACCCATCGCCCATCCACATGCATAGGTGCGTCAAACTCAGTGCCATCCCGCTGAATACCAGCAGGGACGGTTAAGGATACAACCTTGGCGGTCAAAACGTGCCTCCAGCAATCCCATTTGTGGCTGTAAAGCCTGAGGCTGTGAAAGAGCCTGCCAAGGCATTACCAATAACAAAACCTAATGTGCCAGATGAAGGTAGGTATAAACCAGAATTGGCGTCACCTGAAAACTTAAGTGAAGGCACAGCCAAAGAGCCATTACCTAATGTAAGAGCAGTAATAGAACTAGCTGAGCCTGATGCTGCGTTATATACATTGGTGCCATCACAAATAAGCACCAATGAGTTGCCTTGCGGCACAACCACTGTGGCACCACCTACCACGGCAGTTTTCATCGTAAATGAGAACGCGCCAGTCGTATTATTGGTAACAGTATATAACTGCACTGTTGAAGGCACAACCACAATTTGATTACTGGTTAAAATACCAGAGTAGCCTTGTATGGTATTAGATGCCTGTGCTGAAGTAAGTGTTAGAGTCCCACCAGTGACATTCAATGCCAATTGAGTATAGGCAAAGGCGTTGGATCGACCATAGCCAAAGGTATTCCACCCGGTGCCATTGCTAACAATAACTAAAGACTCAGTTAGTTGCAATTGCTGTGAAGCGTTACCATTGATAGTATCAGTACCTTGTGGCGTCAAAGTTAAGATGCCTGAGCCATTGTTGGAAATCATGCAAAACCAGTTATTACCTACACTGGCTGCAGATGGTAAAGCAAACGCGCCTACGCCACCGGCCCATACAGCAAACTCAGCTCTATCTGCTGCAGCCAATGTCGCGTTTGAGTAGTAAGTAACTACACTATAGGCTTGGTTAAGAGTTGTATCTATGGCAGTTAAGCCATAACCTGCTAAAGTTGCAGCATTTGCAGCAGATGTACCTGCGCCAAAAGTAACAGATACCCACGTACCTGCCAGCGTAGAATTATTGGTAAGGTAAATATACTTAGAAATACCTGAAGCAATTGAAGTAATGGTACTACCATCACTCTTTACAACAGTAAATGACGTAGCGCCAACGTTATTGATAAGAACAGACTGCCCCACTGATACTTGAGTGGCAGCAGGCAAATATAGCTTTAAGTTAGCTGCAGACGCTGTTATGTCAATAATGTTTGCAACAACTAAATTATCATTGCCATTAACAGGCCATTGCAATATTGTGTCTGTGGCAATCGTTAGGCTTTCATACCCAACCTGAGAAGGTTGAATAGTTTGGCCAGTAAAAGGATTGACGTAGCTAGGCATAATTAACTTTCTTTAGCAATCGCTTGACGATCGGCAAGACGAAGATCATCTTCGAGTTTCAACGCAGACAGCGCTTGATTATACTTTTCTTGGAAGATTTGTCGTGTATCATTCTTCAAAAAAGGCATTGCTTGCAGCAATGTACCAAAGAGCATTACATTTGGCGCGTTTTGTGTAATCCAATTGGTTTGATTGGATGATGACAGTGGCGCAATTCTTTCATAAAAAAGAATCTCAACTGCCAATGCCGTAGGAGGCGTAGGGGCTATAAGCCAATGCTCGTAATCGTAATCAGCATAATACTTAGGCGCAGCGGTTGATGTGGCATTAGGCCAGTAAGCTTTTAAGTACTCGTATTTGCGCAAAAGAATAGGCTGCTTTTCACCTAAAGCGTCTGTATAGCTCATGGAGACAGTCTTACGCCATCTTGCAGGCTTTGCCAATACAGGATTGCTTGCCACAAAATTGGTTTCTACCACTTGCAATTGCCCCAGCGTTTTAATTTGCTGAGCAATCTCAAACTCGCAAAGAGTAATAAACGTGGGGATTTGATTGACTACGGCTTCGTCTTGCCGTTCAAGATATTGCTTGACAGTC